ATTATAAATGGGAAAGTATAAGAAAAGTATTTCCTAAATATTTTCCAACAGATGAACTGGCGCAACAATACGCAAAGCAACCTGAAAAGATTGCTAACAGAGTATACGGTGGCAGAATGGGTAATGGTCCAGAAAGTTCAGGTGATGGTTGGAAATACTGCGGTAGAGGATTGATTCAATTAACAGGTAAAGATAATTACACAAACTTCTGTGAAAGTATTGATACACCTTTAGATGAATTGCCAGAATATCTTGAAACATTCGAAGGTGCAGTACAATCGGCTTGCTGGTTCTGGGAAACAAATAACCTTAACCAATGGGCAGATGCAGGAGATATTTTGACATTGACAAAAAGAATCAACGGTGGTACTATAGGACTTGATGACAGAATTAAGCATTACAACCATGCTTTAGCTGTATTAAGTAGCTAATGGAAATTCTTTTTACTTTAATAGTAACGCATATAACTATTGTATGCGTTACTTTATTTTTACACAGAGGTCAAGCTCATAAGGGTATTGTCTTTCACCCTATTCTATCTCATTTCATGAGGTTTTGGTTATGGCTAACAACTGGGATGATAACGAAACAATGGGTAGCAATTCATCGTAAACATCACAGGTTAACAGATCGTACAGGTGATCCACATAGTCCACATGTATTTGGTATATGGAAAGTGTTGTTCGGTGGTGCATTTTTATATGCTTCTGCTGCTAAGGATAAAGCAGTACTTGCTCAGTATGGTATAGGTACTCCTGATGATTGGATTGAGAACAAGTTATATACTCCATATAATTATTTAGGTATACTGATAATGTTATGGATTGACCTACAATTATTTGGTACCTTAGGCTTATTGGTCTGGGCTACACAAATGATATGGATACCGTTTTGGGCGGCGGGTGTTATCAATGGTTTAGGCCATTGGATTGGTTATAGGAATGGGGAGACTAATGATGGATCTAGAAACATTGTTCCTATTGATATTATCGTTGGTGGTGAGTGCTTGCACAATAATCACCATCTTGACCCAGCTAATCCCAAATTAAGTAAGCGCTGGTTTGAATTTGACATTGGTTGGATGTGGTTTAAAATCTTTCAAACATTAAAACTAGCAAAGTTAAGATAAATGGAAAAATATAGGCCTTATATGGATGACTTTCAAAATTATAAAAGATACACTTATAAATGTAAATGTTCCTGCGAACAACATTGTGGGCATAGTTGTTTAAAATGCGACTATTGCTCAGAGTGTGAATGTGAGGATTGTCAACGCATTGAGGAATTTAAAAGCCAAACTTAATGAGAAATTTTATACATCATGAGTTTGGTGAGCTCAAACGAAATACTTTACCTGATGGTACAAGGACATATAAAACACCCACAGGCAAATCATATCCTTCAGTAACAACAGTAACAGGATTGTTAGGAAAAGCTGCAATTATAGAATGGAGAAAAAGAGTAGGCGAGGAAGAAGCTACAAAAATTTCTACAAGAGCAGCAACAAGAGGAACTAAAATACACACGCTATGCGAAAATTATCTTTTAGGAAAAACAGCCGAGCCTAGTATTTTTCTAAAGGAAATGTTTTATTCTATAACTCCTTACTTAGATAAAATAAATAATATACACGCATTGGAAGCTCCGTTATATTCAGATCATCTACAAGTTGCAGGTACCGTAGATTGTGTTGCTGAGTATAGCGGTAAAATGGCAGTAATAGATTTTAAGACTTCATCTAGGATAAAGACAAAGGATGATATTAAAGGTTATTTTATGCAGACATCTGCCTATGCTGTAGCATTTGAGGAAAGAACAGGTATCCCGGTAAGTAATATGATTGTTATTATGGCAGTTGAAAATGAACAGCCTTTAATATTTGTAGAAAAAAGAAATACTTGGATAGGCGAATTTATTAAGTTGAGACAAGAGTATCGTAATTGGAAGGGTATTTAATATGGCATTAAAAGATTTAACTTTAGAAAAACATAAAGAAGCAGAATCAACCCCATTTATGCGGGCAGTCTTTGATGGAAAATTACCTAAACATCTTTGGACCGATTGGACATTTCAAAAATCTTTATTTTATGGAACAATTGAAGCGATTGCAGAATTGCATGATTTGTTAGACGATCTACCTGATATACGTAGATCAATATATCTACAAGAAGATTTTATTGCAATGAATCAATTTAAAGAAATTTTATTTTATAAAGAATCTGTAACTGAGTATAATACTTATTTGATATCTATTAGTGACGATGCTAAGAAAATAATGGCTCATCTATATACTTGGCATATGGGAGATTTATTTGGGGGACAAATGATCAAGAAGATTGTTCCTGGTTCACATAAGAATTTAGAATTTAAAGATCCTAAAACACTAATGACTAATATAAGAGCTAAGCTAGATGATAGTATGGCGGATGAAGCAAATGTTGCATTTAGTTGGGCTATTAAAATGATGAGGGAATATGACAAAAGTTTGGGATAAATTTGTTCCCCTTTCAAAAACTGTTATTAATAAATTTAGGCTGGATGATTCTATTGCTGAAATAGAACTGCCTCCAGAATATGAATATGTTGGCTATGATTTTTCTTGGAAGAATTATATGTTCCAATCTAATAAATTTAGACGTGCTCACATCGAGATAGTTGATGCAATGTTAACTAAAAAGATGTGGGTAATGCATATGACTATATTTCCTTACTACGATGATCCTTCTCCTATATTTGGATTTGATGTAGTATGCGGTGCCAATAAAATTACTGGAGCTTTTCACGATTTTTCTAAGGCAGGAGAATCGCCAGTATATAATTGGTATCAAAATAAAATGGCTGAGGTATCTTGGAATAAACCGAGGGAATTACCAGACTGGGCAAAACGAATTTTTAGTCCAAATATGCTTGCCGCAGGAAATATAGGTGAAGAAGATGAATTGGATAAATTGGCAAATATTTTTATAGACAATTTGGATTATTACCTTTATAATATAGGAAATAGTTCGGAGGATTCTTTTATTGAACAGCATAATCAGTATTGCATAAATCAAAAGAAGAATCCACATACACCGGCTATGATGGTCAATTTTGGCGTGGATAAAGATATTTTTATGAGATTTATGGACGATGTATTATTTCCCGAATATAATGGAAACTGATATCACTACAGTTTTAACCGATGGATTAATCATCACGAAAAGATTTAGGTCTTCCAATGAGTTTTCTTTGTATATTGAAGAAAGAGTCCTAAGAGAAAAAATAGGACATATGGATGCTGTTATTAAGTATTGTGATGAAATTGATATAGATGTAGAATCAGTAGCAAAACTTATCAATCAATCCCTAAAAGAAAAAATTCAACTAGAAGCAGAAGAACAAAATTATATGCGTAAAAGGGCTCAACTACCTTTATGATTATGACACAATTTGAAGTATACAAATACTACATTGCATTAAAGTTACATTTTACTACAGATAATTATGACGTTATAAAACACAAAGGAAGAGTCAAAGCTTCAAGGACAGCGTTTGCTAAAAGAAAAGATTTATTCTCTATTAGAAAAATAGCCGACAATTATACCAACGAAGAAGTAGTTAATTTTTTAGTTGCCAATTTCGTATCAGGTGATCGTTGGGGTGGAATGTTTGATTCTGAGGCAAAGGTTAGATATGACGAGTGGAGAAAACGAACAGAATCATTACAATATAATTTTGAAAAAGAATTAGATGATATAGTACATGATTTAGAACTTAACTCTTTAGATCAAGAAGATCTGTTTAAAATATCGAAAAATGAACATCCATATATAATTAAAGCATATTTGAGAAAACAGATTTCAATAGAAACTTTAGTTATACTGGAAAAGGTATTGGGCTTTACTGAAAGATTTGATAAGGAAATAGATGATACTATTTTTTGGCCTGATATGTCTAGATTAATTAAAAAGTACAAACCATTTGTAAAAATAGAAAAAGAAAAGTACTATGAATTATACAGACGAAGATTTGGATTTGACACAACGAAAGATTAAAAATTTAGAAATCAGTGTGTCTATTCTGCAAGATAATGTTTCTCAGTTAACTGAGGCATTAAGAGATACTCAAAGGTATCTTGTTAAGTTGGCTAGCCATCATCAGGATCTAACAAAGAGAGTTTCTGTGTGGCCTTTTGTAAATGTTTCGAGTAATAAATCCGAGGATAAAAAGTAATTTAAAATGAGCAAGAAAATTAAGTATCGTATTGAAAATGACGATGATGCTAAATTGCACAAAGTTAAAAAGTTCAATTCAAAAATGGAAAAGCATAAAAATGTTTTAATTGATATTGCTAATAAAACAATGGATAACTATGAAATCGACGATAGCGATGATTACATGGAATATGCATTTGTGAATAAATCTAAAAAATAAATGTCGGATATACAAACACATCTAAGATCATTTTACGGTAAAGAAGAAAATGATCAAAATTTTTTATTTACTCGTCTACTTGATAGAAATGAAATATTAAATTTTATACGATACAAAAAATCTTTAGGAACATATAATGTTATAGATTTAGGTGCTTCTGCTTCATCTTGGTCTTATGAAGTTATAGATGCAGCTATTGATATGAAAGATGTACCTGGTAAAAAATGTTTTACTATGGATGTACAGGATC